CTATATTTTCTGGTGTAGGCTCTAAATCATTATTTACCATTTCTAAAGCAATTCTATATTGCATTTGCTTTCCTTCTGGAGTTAATTTATTATTTAAGTTAGTCATAGTTTTTTTGATTTGAGTTAAAATTTAATTAATTACTGAACTAAGTATAAACTATGGTTTTTAAAGTGTCAAGTAAAATATAAAATAATTTTGTTTACACACGCCACACGGTGATGACTTGGCATTTTTCCCTTGTTGGATAAGGGTTTATTTTTTTTGTGTTTTTGGCTTGGAATCAATCAATTTAATGATTTCTTTGTTAATCTTTTTGTATTCTTCAAGATCTAATGATGGGAAGATGGGTAATAGCTTGTTAATTAAGCTTTTTATAATTAGGTTCTTATCTTCTAGCTTCAATAATGCCTCTAATGTTGTTGGTGATACTCTTTTAATGATTGTTTTGTTATCTAGTAAATCCATTATTTAACTGGTGAATTAGTGTAAACATTGATGATTTTATCGTTGCCATCTCTCTCCTTGTTGGTGTATAAGTCTTTATTGTTGTTACAAAGGTCAAATATGATCCCTGCCGTTGCCTTGCCTTCATTAAGTCTTTCCTCTTTATCTGCTAGTATATGTTGCCTAACTTTTTCGATGGTACTAAAAAACTGCTGATTCTCTTGGTAATTTCTTATTGTGTTCGTGGTGCAATTAAGAAAAACTGCTAACCGCCCTAAAGTCATAGGTTTTTCATTTTCTTTTATCCAATCATAAAACTCATCTATTTTTTTTTGTAATTCTTCTGTTGATTCAAATAATAATGGTCTTCCTCCTAAGTCCTTTGCTTCTTCTGTCATTTGTTTAGATATTAATTGAAATAGCTTTATTATATATCCTCGTTCCTTAATGTCAATTTTTTCTTCCTTCTGCCTTATATTCGAATACATCTTCTATATCTAACTTTAAACAATCAAGATTTTGTTCTATTGGCAATGCAAATTCTTTTCCTGATTCCTTTTTGCTCCGCCTAACAAACTTGTTAAATAATCTTTTCATTAATTCTTTTTGTTTATCATTTGGATTAATATCGTTAGTTTCGATATATTCTGCTATAAAGGTATTTCCTAATAGCTCGACATTGTCTGATCCGTGTTTTTTTATTAGTTTATTAGTCATAGTTTTTTAATTTAAATTTTTTTAAACTCCTAGACATTTCTTGTATTCAATGCCAGTTGCTACATCGCATTTACTAATGCCATTTGCCATTCCTGAAAATCCTAGATATATTAAAAAAATCCACAATAAAGATTGTGCTGATTTATAAATTATTCTTTTCATAATTATTTATTAAATTGTTAAATTCTTTTTTCTGATCTGTTGTAGCTCTTCGATCAAAGCAAGATCCGAGTATAAATTGCTTAGCCTTAGGATTTTGCCTTACCGCCTCCAATACTATTTCAGGAGTTTTATGTAAAACAAATTGCAAAGCTAATCCATTTATTTTAACCGACTCTAAACATTCTTTTTCAGTCTGGTTGTATTTAAACATTAATTCAAAAGGGTTCATTTTTTTATTAATTTTAATTGATTACATTATTAGTGTAGTATATTAAACTATGTTAGTCAAGAATTATTTTAATTTAATTTGATCTTTAATTTCCTTTAATATTTTTTTTATTGGTTTGCTTATATGCTCCATGTTAAAAATTATTTACTGATTCTGTAAATCTTGAAAACTTACCTTCAAACTCAAAGCCGACGACCCCTGTTGCTCCGTGCCTATTTTTGGCAATTATTAACTTTCCATTATTAGAAAAATAGCCTCCGCTCTCTTCTTGGTTTTTGTCCCTGTGTAATAATATAGCAACATCCGCATCTTCTTCAATACCACCCGAACCTTTTAAATCATTAACTGTTGGCTCTTGGTTATTCTCAACTCCTTTACGGCTAATTTGTGCTAATGCTACAACTCCTACATTATACTTTTTAGCTATTTCTTTTAATCGGCTTGTGTTCTCTTTTATGGCACTAGCTTCATTAAAATTACCTTGATTTAAAAATCTTATGATCTGGATATAATCAATAAAAACCATATCTACTGGCTCTATTTCTAATTGCTTTTTGATTATGTTTTCAATCTGTGATACATTAAGAGATGATGAATCATTAACATAAATATTTAATTCTCTTAGATTCTTTTTAGCTTGTTTGATTGATTCTAATTCTGATTGATTAAATTTTCTGATTTGTAGTTTATAGCCATCAATACTAACCATATTACTAACAAATTTTAGGAATACATTTTTTTTATCAACTTCTAGTGATATAAACAGGCATTTCTTACCTGAATCACTAGCTTTTAATATCATTTGTTGAGCGATGGAAGTTTTACCAACGGAAGGTCTAGCACCAATTACAACTAATTGCTTCTTATAAAAACCGCCATTTAATATATTATTTAATTTATTAAAACCTGTTGTTACAAAATCATTATCTAGTAAACTCCTTTCATCATTTTCAATATCAGTAATTACCTCTGATATATGTTGCACCTTTTGAACTGGATTATTACTATCCAATTTTAGCATATCGTTCTGTAATTTAGAAGATAAATAATCAAAATTCTTGTCTTGTAATGACTCCTTGCAATTCTCAATCAAAACTTCTAATTCTCTTTTTTTCCACAGCTCAATTAGTGTTTTTGCATAACCTCTTATATCGGCAGTTCCACTTGCTAATTGTATTAATATTGAAAGGTATTTACTGCCCCCTAGGTGCTTAAAAGCTACATTATTTAAGCAACCCTTTAGGGTTACAGGGTCAGCAGTTCCGCCTTCTTTTCCTATTCTTATAAACTCCCTCCAGATAATCTTATGCTCTTCATAATAAAAATGCTTTTCTTCTAAAATATCAGCTATATTTAGAAGTAGGCTATTATTCATTATAGCAGATCCGATTATTACTTGCTCTGCTTCTATGTTCTCGTATTTAGTCATTGCTTTTTTTATTAATAGCTTTTTCTCTATAAATCTGATTATGTAACTCTTTAATCTCCATATCCAGATCTACTAATTGATTAATCAATTTGTTAGAATCGTAATTTTTTAACCTTTTTTCTTGTGCTTCCTGTTTATCGTTAAGGTCATTTATATATTTTATAGACTCTTTAGATGTTCTAATTCCTTTTCCTTGTGTATCTTTTAACCAGTCGTTAAATTCTAATTGTATTTTTATGAGTTCTGAAGTTGGGTCATTGTTTATGTCGTGAGCTATTTTTTGCCTCTTTTCCTCCATTTCTAACAACATTTTTTCTAGTATTTTTATTTTATATGTCATAATTATTTTAATTTAAGGTTAATAAATATATTCAATTTCTTTAATTCCAAAATTATCTTTTACAATTTTTCTAATTTCTCGTTTCTGATCTTTTGGCAAATTATTAAGTTTTTCTTTATTTTCTTTCGTTGTGTGAAAACAAGCCAAATTTGAGTTTTTAATACTTATTCTATTAATCAATGTAGCATTTATCATTTTATTGATTAAATCGGTTGTGCGTTGCTCTGTGTTTGATTGAGTATCTATTTCTAGGTATTCTTTCCATGTTTCACCGTTTAAAAATGATATTACTTGTTTTGTGTATATATTTTTAGTATGGCAGTTCTTAATATAAATTTTAGTTCCTCTGATTATATCTTCAAATTTATTTTTAGATAAAAGCTTCTTAAATTTATCTAATGCCTTTTCTTTGTTTCCTTTAGGGGTGTGCAATATTTTGTATTCATTCCATAATTCTTTAAATTGTGATTCTATCAGACTATTTACTTCTTTCTTTTCTTTCTTTTCATTCTTAGTTGTGGTTGATTGTTGTTTGATTGTTGTTTGGTCGTTAGTTGTTGGTTGTTCTATTTGCTGGTTGCTGTCAATTTTTTTATCTTGATAATCGCAATAGTTCTCTACCTTTATAATAGAAAATTTGTTGGTTGTTGTTACTGCTATTTCTTGGCTTAATTTTAACTTATTTAAAGCTGTTTTAATTTGTTGCTCTGAAAGACCAGTTTCCTTTGAAAGTTCTTTTCTTCCTGTCAAAAACTCCCCTCTTTTGATCAAAATACCACGCCAAGTTTTATCTTTAAAATTAGCTTTTAATAATAAATGAATAAAAAGGGTTTTGGTTGGTATATCGTCATACCATTCCCATTCTAAAATTTTTCTTTGTAGCTTTATAAATCCGCTATCTATTAAATTTGTCATTATTTTTAAAATTACCTGTTAGAACCTGATCCTTAATATCGTTTGAGTAATGCGAAAATTGCATTTTTACAGCATCAATAATAATCTCTGCTGCGTTTATTTCTTTTAATTTTGTTAGTATTTTGGCAGTATGCCTACGATGAAGTCTATTAACTTCTTGAATTTTATTTTCCATATTTAAACTTATTACTTAATTACTTGGACAACCCCATTACGAGGCGTCCGTTGTTAAATTGTTTTGTGGAACGATTTTAACATATCTTATTATTAACCTGTAATTTTAATTGTCAAGAGAATTTTAGACATAAAAAAAGCCGTAGTCTATGAAGGCTACGGCACAACCTAATAAAAGGGCGTGTGTTATTTTAAGGGGGGCTGTAATCAACTAAATTTAACTATGAACTAATGGACATCGTGAAATGAGTTTCCCCCCTTTGGCTTGAAGTGAAAAAAGCCAGATCCATATTACGAAATGACTTTTATTTGTCAATAGTAAATAAAAAGTTAAAAAAATACTTGACTAATACAATTTAATGTTTTAAACTAGATTTTGTAATTAATTAAATTTAAAAATAATGACAAACAGATTAAACATATTAAAAAACTCCTTAGAAAAGAAAAAAAAAGTTTTAGATCAAAGATTTAAAACGCATTTTGACGATGTTAAGAGCGGAAACGGTCAGCCAATGAATGACAAAAGAAACGGAGCTACTACTCTTAAACGATGGGATAAGCAAGAAGAAGCTATTAGGAATCAAAATAAAGAAATTGAAAAAACTAAGAACGCAATCGAAAGGGAGGAGTCAAAAATAAAACATTGTGAAGCTGTTAATAAAGAAATACCAGAGCCAATTTTAAAATTAGTAGGATCTGGAGAATTAGCACAGTGGAGAAAGTTCCCTAATAGATTTTTTGTTACAGGAGTTAAAAGTGGTCGTATTATATGGGATATAAAAAAGCAAAAATTATTATGCAGTCATATCGCAGAAATACCAGACGATCAGTATGCAAAATTTAGGGATATATTTAACAACTTAAAAAAAAGAATTAACTAACTTAAATTAAAAGTAAATCAAATAAATAATCATGAAATATAAATTAACTAAAAATAAAAAAACTATTAAAGAAATTACCCTATACCAAATCGAAGCCTTAAAAGACTTCTCAGATATAAAAAAAGGAGATCTTGGAGGTTGGATAGAGAAGGAGAGTAATTTAAGTCAGCAAGGCGACTGTTGGGTCTCTTGTCGTGCTAGGGTTTATGGTCGTGCTATGGTTTGTGATAATGCTCAGGTTTCTGGTGATGCTTGGGTTTATGGTCGTGCTATGGTTTTTGATAATTCTCAGGTTTCTGGTGATGCTAGGGTTTCTGGTAATGCTAGGGTTTTTGATAATTCTCAGGTTTCTGGTAATGCTAGGGTTTTTGGTAATGCTCTGGTCTATGGTGATGCTAGGGTTTATGGTGATGCTTGGGTTTCTGGTAATACTAGGGTTTATGGTCGTGCTAGGGTTTATGGTGATGCTCTGGTCTATGGTGATGCTCTGGTCTATGGTGATGCTAGGGTTTATGGTCGTGCTATGGTTTGTGATAATGCTATAATTAATTAAATAAAAAAGTAAATCAAATAAATAATTATGAAATATAAATTAACTAAAAATAAAAAAACTATTGGAGAAATTACCCTATACCAAATCGAAGCCTTAAAAGACTTCTCAGATATAAAAAAAGGAGATCTTGGAGGTTGGATAGAGAAGGAGAGTAATTTAAGTCAGCAAGGCGACTGTTGGGTTTCTAGTAATGCTATAGTTTCTAGTAATGCTATAGTTTCTGGTAATGCTAGGGTTTCTGGTAATGCTATAGTTTCTGGTAATGCTAGGGTTTTTGGTAATGCTAGGGTTTCTGGTGATGCTTGGGTTTATGGTCGTGCTAGGGTTTATGGTGATGCTTGGGTTTCTGGTGATGATATGGTTTATGGTGATGCTTGGGTTACTGGTAGTGCCGAGTTTACTGGTGATGCTTGGGTTTATGGTGATAGTATTGATCTTTATGGTGAATTAAGTAAATCAAATAAATAATCATGAAATATAAATTAACTAAAAATAAAAAAACTATTGGAGAAATTACCCTATACCAAATCGAAGCCTTAAAAGACTTCTCAGATATAAAAAAAGGAGATCTTGGAGGTTGGATAGAGAAGGAGAGTAATTTAAGCCATCGAGGCGACTGTTGGGTTTCTGGTAGTGCTATGGTTTGTGATAATGCTCAGGTTTCTAGTAATGCTATGGTTTCTGGTAATGCTATAGTTTCTGGTAATGCTAGGGTTTTTGGTAATGCTAGGGTTTCTGGTAATGCTAGGGTTTCTGGTAATGCTAGGGTTTTTGGTAATGCTAGGGTTTCTGGTAATGTTATGGTTTATGGTGATGTCTGGGTTTTTGGTAATTCTCAGGTTTATGGTGATGCTATAATTAATTAAATAAAAAAGTAAATCAAATAAATAATCATGAAATATAAATTAACTAAAAATAAAAAAACTATTGGAGAAATTACCCTATACCAAATCGAAGCCTTAAAAGACTTCTCAGATATAAAAAAAGGAGATCTTGGAGGTTGGATAGAGAAGGAGAGTAATTTAAGTCAGCAAGGCGACTGTTGGGTCTCTTGTCGTGCTAGGGTTTATGATAATGCTATAGTTTCTGATAATGCCTGGGTTTTTGGTAATGCTCAGGTTTCTGGTTGTGCTTGGGTTTCTGGTAATGCTAGGGTTTTTGGTAATGCTAGGGTTTCTGGTAATGCTTGGGTTTCTGGTAGTGCTATAATTAATTAAATAAAAAAGTAAATCAAATAAATAATCATGAAATATAAATTAACTAAAAATAAAAAAACTATTGGAGAAATTACCCTATACCAAATCGAAGCCTTAAAAGACTTTTTAAATATAAAAAAAGGAGATCTTGGAGGTTGGATAGAGAAGGAGAGTAATTTAAGCCATCGAGGCGACTGTTGGGTTTCTGGTGATGCTAGGGTTTATGGTGATGCTTGGGTTTATGGTGATGCTTGGGTTTATGGTGATGCTAGGGTTTATGGTGATGCTTGGGTTTATGGTGATGCTAGGGTTTCTGGTCGTGCCGAGGTTACTGGTGATGCTAGGGTTTATGGTGATGCTTGGGTTTATGGTGATGCTAGGGTTTCTGGTGATGCTAGGGTTTATGGTGATGCTTGGGTTTATGGTGATGCTAGGGTTTCTGGTCGTGCCGAGGTTACTGGTGATGCTAGGGTTTATGGTGATGCTTGGGTTTATGGTGATGCTAGGGTTTCTGGTGATGCTTGGGTTTATGGTGATGCTTGGGTTTATGGTGATGCTAGGGTTTCTGGTGATGCTATGGTTTATGGTCGTGCTAGGGTTTATGGTGATGCTTGGGTTTATGGTGATGCTTGGGTTTATGGTGATGCTAGGGTTTCTGGTCGTGCTAGGGTTTATGGTGATGCTATAATTAATTAAATAAAAAAGTAAATCAAATAAATAATCATGAAATATAAATTAACTAAAAATAAAAAAACTATTGGAGAAATTACCGTATATCAAATCGAAGCCTTAAAAGACTTTTTAAATATAAAAAAAGGAGATCTTGGAGGTTGGATAGAGAAGGAGAGTAATTTAAGCCATCGAGGCGACTGTTGGGTTTATGGTGATGCTAGGGTTTATGGTCGTGCTATGGTTTGTGATAATGCTAGGGTTTTTGGTAATGCTTGGGTTTATGGTGATGCTAGGGTTTCTGTTTGTGCCTGGCTTTATGGTGATGCTATAGTTTCTGGTAATGCTCAGGTTTATGGTGATGCTCAGGTTTCTGGTGATGCTTGGGTTTATGGTGATGCTAGGGTTTATGGTGATGCTAGGGTTTCTGGTAATGCTAGGGTTTCTGGTAATGCTATAATTAATTAAATAAAAAAAACTATGACAAACAAAATTCAAGCAATTAGACAATTAAAATATAATTTGTTTTATATTCACAAAATAGACTTCCATGACGAAGGGAGTCTTGCAGATCTAGCAAGGTTAAGCCCTTTTAGATTCTTTTTGGTTAAGTTATTAAGTAAATTTATATAATTATGACAAATGAAGTTTTAACAAACAGTAAAATGCGAATCTATCGCAGGAGCAAGAAAAAACTCTTTCCATAAATGCTTAGATCAAGAAATTGAAATTACAAAAGAAATTAAACTATGAAAATAACAATATCAAAAGAAATTAAAACCGAAGAATCGGCAAAAGAAATATCAAGATTAACTGCACCTTTATATTTAGAGAAAATGGACTACTTTTTAACCCAATGCCCAAAATACGAAAAAGAATCTATCTTATGCGTATGGAAGATTGAAAGCCCGACAAAACAACAGGCAGAAGATATAAAGGAGCTATTTATTGATAGCCTTATATTAACTCAATTATAATAATCATGAAAAAAATAAAAGTTGGCGATAAAATTCAGAAGTACATAGTAACGGAAGAATTAAAAGAAAGAAACCAGAAAGGAACTAAAAGATTTAAATTTCAATGTACCTTATGTAACACAACAATAGAAACTAGTCCTTATACCATAGTCCAGAGGATCAATAACTGTTGCATAAAAGGAGACAAAGATAAGGTCGGAGAAACTAAAATAAAATCATTTAAACTACCAGTAAAAATAACAAATAAGAATATTAAAAATCTAGCCTTATATTTACAAGATAAACTACCTAAACTAAAAATAAGAGCCTGCAATATAAAATTAGCAGATGCGGATTTACCACCGAGATTAGTAGATCTTAATGGATATTCTAAGGTTGGACGAACAGAAGTTAAGGACCATTTTCTAAAAGTAAACGATAGAACAATAGAAGGCGGGGATATTGTTTTTATTGAAAAAGGAAAATTAAAATCAAGAAAAGATTAAAAAAATACTTGACTAATAAAAATTACTATATTATAATTAATTATGTAATCAGCTTAAATTAAATTAATTATGGCACTAAATAAATATACAAAAAAAGAGGAAAAGATTATTGAGCTTTTAACTAAAAAAATTGCATTAAGTGAAAAAGCTATTGAAGCAAAACTTACTTCTGAAAATAAAGGCAGTGAAATTATAGAAAAGTTATTTGAAAGAATAACCTCGATCATGCACGAATCAGTAAAAAGAACTAAATATTAAAATTATGACAGAAAAGAAATTAAAAGGTGACTCTATATTTGCTAAATTAAGCAGCATAGATATAAAACCCAAGATAAAACAAAAACAAAAACTATCATATATTTCTTGGGCGGATGCTTGGAAAGAGGTTTGTAAAATATACCCAGATGCAAAATATGAAATAATAAAAAATGACAATAATTTACCTTATTTTAAAAGCGATGAGGGTTATATGGTTTTTACTAAAGTATCTATAAGTAACCTAACTCATGAAATGTGGTTGCCAGTTATGGATGGAGCTAATAAGTCAATGAAGAGTGAAAAATATTCTTACGAAGTCAAAGACTGGGAACAATCAAAAAAAGCAGGTAAAGATATTATGAAAACTAAATTTGTTGAATCTGCAACAATGTTTGATATTAACAAATCAATAATGAGGTGCTTAGTAAAAAATATAGCTGTATTTGGTCTTGGTCTATCTTTGTATAACAAAGATGATATTAAGGATGATTGGGCGACCATCTCTATTGAAGAATATGAGAAATTAAAAAAGCTATTAGATGAGTCTGGAACGGAAGAACATAAATTTTTAGAGCATTTTAAGGTAGATTCTTTGGAGGAATTTAAGGCTAGTGATTTTGAAAAGGGTTTAGGTATGTTAAAAATTAAAATAAAAAATAAAAATGCAAGTAATTAAAGATATTGAGCAAGGTTCTCAAGAATGGTTGCAAATGCGATTAGGTGTTGCGACCGCAAGTAATTTTGACAAGATTATTACTTCAACAGGGGTAGAAAGTAAGGCATTAAAAGATTATGCTTTTGAATTAGCTAGTGATAGCCTTTTAACAGAGCCAGAAGTAGGTTTTCAGAGCGAGGCTATGATTAGAGGTAATGAGTTAGAAGAAGAGGCTAGAAGTTATTATTCTTTTGTTACTGATAATAAGGTAGAAGAGGTAACATTTATTAAAAAAGATAATATTGGTTACTCCCCTGATGGTCTTATTGGTGATAATGGATTGATTGAAATAAAATGCCCATTAAAGAAAAATCATTTAAAATATTTAATTGATAATAAGCTACCCACAAAATACAAGGCACAAGTGCAAGGGGGTTTATATATATCACAAAGAGAATATTGTGACTTTGTATCTTACCACCCTTTATTTAAAGATGAAAAGAAGATGCTTGTTATTAGAGTGGAAAGGGATGAGGAATTTATTAAAAAATTATCTGATCTATTGATTAAAACAATAGAATTAAAAAACAGCTTACTAACCCAACTACAATAAAATGATAAAAAAGCAGGAACTAAAAGATAAATTAGAAACAGCTAATAATTTAGTTGAGAGGTTTTCTGGACTCTATAAGAATCAAAAAACAATACCAACTAAAATTACTAAGCAATTTTTAAAAAACCTAAAATCAAAAATTAATGAGTAAACTAACGGAAAAAGTAGGAAAAAAGATTAGTTTTTTTAGAAAGAAAAAAAAACTAGATCAAACTAAGTTGGCTGATTCAGTTGGCTTAAAGTGTAAACAAACTATCTCCCACTATGAAACAGGGAAACACTCTCCGTCTTTAGATAAGTTAAATGATATTGCGGTGGCTTTAAAAGTTAAATTAAAAGATTTACTGCCTTAAATTAATGCTATTACAGCATATAACCCTATAGCTATAAATATATAAGAGGCTACCATAATTAATTGATTAGTTAATATGGCGGTTATACTAATTAAGTAATTTTAACATGCAAGAAAAAGAGCTGATAGAAAATATTAAATTCTATAAATCTGATAGCTTAAATATGGAAATTTCCCAACTAAGTCAATATATTAGATCATTGACAAACAAAGGAAAAGAATTTTATTTAAAAGTTTATACAGGGCAAAAAACCCACCCGCAATTAAAGGCTTTTTATAGTGCTAGAGATCAATTATTGCCACAATATAACCAAAGAGAAAGAGAGAGGGGGGAATCAATTTTTTGTAAAGAGCAGTTTAAATATGCACTTAAAATTGTTGGTAAATGGCATGTTGAAAAGAATAATCATTTTATCCCTAAATCCTTTGATAATATTAGTAAAGATGAAATGATGGAGGTATTGGATAATATTGATAAATGGGCCATGATTAAAGGGTTTTCTCTTAGTATTAGTAGGGAGCTAATGAATTTAATAAAATAATTATGGAAATAACATTGCTTGATCTTCCAAAAATATCTACAAACAAGATTTACGCAGGAGTTCATTGGAGACAAAGAAAACAGCAGAAAGATCAATATTTGATATTAACAAAATATGAAATGAAGAAGCTGGATAAGATAGAAAAAAAGATTGAGTTAGAATTTATTTTTTATTTTAAATCTAGGGTGCTTGATTCTTCTAATTGTTCTTATATGGGAAAACTCCTTGAAGATTGCCTTGTTGCTCATGGAGTATTGCAAGATGATACTATTAAGTATGTTGGTAAAGTTAGTTATCAAAGCTTAAAAGGAGATCAAAATAAAACTATAATTAAAATTAAATAATAAAATGAAAGTATTAGTAGCTTGTGAAGAATCTCAAAGGGTAACAATAGAATTTAGAAAGTTAGGAATAGAAGCTTATTCTTGTGATGTACTGAATTGTAGCGGCGGTTATCCCGAGTGGCATATAAAAGGTGACGCTATAAAAGAAGCTTATAGTGGTAAATATGATATGATGATTGCACACCCTCCCTGCACTTATTTAAGTAATGCTGGAGCAAGGCATTTATACCCTAAAGGTATATTGAACCAAGATAGATATGAAAAAGGGCTTGTGGCTAAAGATTTTTTTATGAAGTTACTAAACGCACCTATTGAAAAAATCTGTATTGAAAATCCTGTGCAAAGTAAAATATTTAATATACCTAAATATAACCAAGTGATAGAGCCTTATTATTTTGGTGATCCATTTAAGAAAAAGACATGTTTGTGGTTGAAAAATTTACCACCATTAGAATCAACAGACATTATAAATAAACCACAAAGCACCAAGATAGCTGGTAATTGGTATAATAAAGGCGGTAAAGATAGGCAAAAAAACAGATCAAAGACTTTCAAAGGTATTGCAAAGGCAATCGCTACTCAATGGGGTAAATAAATGAAAAAGAGGGCTAGCAAAGAAGAAAGGATAGGAAAGACAGTTAGAGAGTTAGAGAGTTATATTTTAAATAATACATAATGAGATATGATTTATTCGGTTACCCGATAATACCAGAGAATATAAAAAATCTTAGAGTGCCTTATATGGGGTCTAAAAATAAGATAGCTATTGATCTATTAAGAAAGATGTTAGAAGTAAAGCCACAAGCAAAATATTTCTTTGATCTTTTTGGTGGTGGTGGCTCAATGTCTTTTACCGCTTCACAAATAGGCTTAAAAACTCATTACAACGAATTACAAACCTCTTTAGTTAAATTTATAGATTATATATTCAATAGGCTTGAAAAAGGCTTAAAAGGGCAATATGGATTATTCCCTGATGATTTTTATAATTTTATAGATCGTAAAGAGTTTATGAAGCTAAAGACGGAAGATAGTATAAAAGGGCAGTTCGCTAGGATATGCTATTCTTTTGGCAATAATCAAAAAAGTTATTTATTTGGAGATATAGAAAAAACAAAGCACTTAGCTCATGATGTAGTAATGTTTAAATGTGAAGAATCTTTAAAAGAGCTTAATGGTTTATTAAATACCAATATTAAAATAAGTAATTTACCCACTTGGAATCTTAGAAGATTGGATTTTATGAAGCAAATTAAAGATAGAAAATATCACGAGTTGGAGCAGTTGGAGCGGTTGGAGCAGTTGGAGCGGTTGGAGCGGTTGGAGCGGTTGGAGCCGATATTTACCACCTCTAATTTATCTTATAAAGATATTAAAATTAACACGCCACCAGAAGAGACTATTATATATCTTGATCCGCCTTATAGAAATACATTCAAATATATCGAGGGCAAAGACTTTAATTATAAAGAATTAGATCAGTGGTTTTTAGATAATAAATATACTTGCTTTATGAGTGAATATAATGCACCGCATAAAGTTATTTTTGAGATAGATAAATTAGGACTTTTAAATAATACTCAAGAAAAAAAGAAGGTGGTAAAAGAAAAGCTATTTTATAATAATAATTGACAATAGAAATATCTAAATTAGAATTATCTACTGTTAGTCGGTAGTGGTAACAAGGGTTGCCACTATTCGGATTACCTAATGATTTTGATTACAAAGTTATCTGGCAAAACTTCTCTTAGATTCTTAAGAGTATGTCTCGAATTTAAAACAGCTAATTCATCATTTAGAAAGCCCCACGAATCCCCAACTAATATGCAACCTCTAGTATGCTCTTCTATATTGCCATTATGAATTAATATCTTTGATCTATTAGGCACATCTTGAAGCTCCCAAACATCTGGATATTTTGCACTAGAATATTTTTTTACCTTATAATCTCCTTCTGGAATTGCAGAGATATTTCTTTGATTGTCTAAATAGGGATTTTCCAAAGTGTGAGCAATGCCAACACCGTTAAAATATAATCTGCCTAAGATAGCTTTATTGCTTAATACTGATCTCCTAAGAATTACTTTCATTCGCACCAATTAACTTTTTGCTTAGTTTTACCATAGTAAGGATAAGCCAAGCCAGCAACCATTAACTCCTCGCCTAGATTATGACCATCGTAAATGATCTCGCAAATTTCTCTATGATACTTGCCATGCAAGCAGTCATGAGCGATTATTTCAGTTGCATTAGATAGCTTATCTTTAACAAACATTTTTGCTAATAAGGCTTTTCTTTTTTCGCATTTGTTTTTCGTCCTTATTTCTGGTGTGTCTATTCCATAGATTCTGATTGATCTTTTTTTGCAGAAATAGTCAATTCTGCAATCAAGATCAAGGGTTACTGTGTCGCCATCATAGTTGCGGATATATTTACCACCAAAGGAGGTCGCATAACCCTCGCAGGATAAGACAATTAATAATAATATAATACTGAATATTTTAGTCATTAGAAATATCTATTGTAAACTACTCCAAGAGCATTTTTAAAGCCTAGCTCGTTGTTACGGTCGAACCAATAAAGACCATAATAATTCTTATCTCTAAATAATCCAGCACCTAGCCCTTTAAGTAGTGCTGATTTTCTAGTAGTTACTCCGTTATATTTATCATAAACATTAGCATTTGATAGGGCAAGTGATGATGACCACCTGCCGAATCTTGACATAAAGGAATTTCCTAATGCACAAGTGTCATTTAAGTTTTTTCTTTCTATATGCCCCTCTAAATATCTAATCTTAGTTGATTGCTGTAATATTCGGTTAGTAGTGCAACTTACAAAGCTATTGTCTTTAAACATAGTCAAACCTACATGACCGCCTTTCAAGTGGTCGCTTAGCCTTCCTATATGCTCGTTCTTATTGATTTGAGTATTATCTGTGTTGTAATAGGTTATTGATTTACCTATAAAAGGTTTATATTCTGCACCATAAATCTTGTCAGATAAGGCTATTGCCGATATAAGTATTATAAATAAAAATATTCCATAAATTATATTAGCTTTCATCGCACTTTTTTAAATAAAATTGCTCGTTGTGGTTTAAGTTTTCTATATCTAGAACCTTCAAGTTTTCCATCAGCTCTATTTTAGCTAATAAAGAATCTGGTAGTGGTTGGTAAATATCGCAAAAATTATTTACCTGAATTAGTGCTATCCTTTTTTGCTTTACGCAACTGCTTAACAATATCAGGAGCAGACTTCCCAGTAATAGATTTTTTAATATCATCGCTGATCTTTTTATTTTCATTATGCTCTTTTATTTCGGTTTCTAAGATTATATTATTTTCCTCTATTCTATCTAAATAATTCTTTTTATTAGCAACTGACTTTCCTTTAAAGTAAACACTTATTAAAGCAATAATACCACTAACTATTCCTAAAATGTATTTCATTTCCTAAATCCTATTTTTTCCAATACAGTTGACCCATGTAATCCGCCTAAAAATAAAAACATATTAAAAACAGAGTCATCTATTTTGGTAAAAACATTTTCAGGCAATATACCTTTTGAAAACAAAATGATATTTATTATATAAATTAATCCGCACATAAGATAACCAATAATAGGGATTATTCTTTTTGTTGATAAGCTGCCTAAATGATCTGAAAAAAATTCTTTTGTTTTACTCATAATTTAAATTAGATTGCAATCATTTGTAAGTTTAGTAAGCTTACTGATAATGTCAAGAAAATATCCTTTCAATATAATTACTGATCCTATCCCTGTAATAATAGCATAGATTAAGGCATAGATAATAGCGAATAGTTGTAGCGAGCATATCAAGCCCCTAAAAAATATTCTCCCTTGCCTTCTATGTTTATCAAAATAAGAAAACATAGGAACTACTAAAAACTCCTTAACTGTTTCTTTTAGGTCCTCTTTCATTTCTTAGTAAAAGCCTCCAACATTTCATGTGTTCCTTTTAAGGAATGTACGCAGTCTTTCATTTTTGACAGATCTTCTTTTATTTTGACCATATCTTTTTCAAAATCCTTATATCTTAAATCTGCTTGTTTTCCATTTTCAATCAAAACTTCTAACTTCTTATTAAAAATTTCATTAATATAATTTTCATACCTCTTTTTTAAACTTAAAGTAAGTAAAACAATAGCTAATGTAAATAAAAATAGAAATATTAGGTGATCTGAATTATTTAAGATTTTTATTATGGTTCCTGCTTCGTTCATCATAGTAAATCTTTAATAAATTTCGCGGTCTTGCTAAGAATTTTATGTCCTTTTTGGTTTTCGCATTTCTGATTTTTCGGATCAGTATTAGAAAGAATATTAGCATAAATTATATTAGAATTTTCCTTAACAACGACCACACTTGCAGATCTAGGGTTAATATCTGTCCTTTTTAGTAGTTGGTTAATTAATGGTATATGTTCAATAGCTTTGATGCTAGGGTAATAAACAGGCTTTGTATCTTTGAAAGAATGGATAAAATCAAGACTTAACTTATCGTCAATATCTATTGACTTAGACCAGTTTCTATTAAATGTTTTAGTCGGTGTAACTTTCCAACCTTTACCAACAATAGGCATCCAGCCATACTGCTCAATCATTGTAGCTTTTTTTGACCCTGTATTAGTTAAGTGGTCTTTAATGTCAAAGAGGCTTGAATAATAACCTACGCCACAATATTTAATATCCTCCTGCAAAACCTCTTGAATCTTTGCATTATTAACATTATGTACAGAAATAGACCTTCCTTTATCAAAATAATTCAAGGCAGCCATAGACCCAAAGATTATTGCACAAATTAATAATGATATATCTCTTATATTATTCCATGTCATATTTAATTACTTTACATTTAGGCAACCAATGAATAAAAGATTCATTTGGGGTAAATAATCTTGGCAAAACTTTAAGCCTCATTATGTTATAAAAGCCCATATTAACATATTTAGAACAAAAAAATTCATCAGTAGTTGACTCTTTGAACCATTTTTTTCTTAGCTTCTCTGGTAGCAAGTTTTCAAACCAAGATATAACAGCTTCTGTGATGCTATATTTTCTATTAAGGTGAAGCTGATAATCTTTTTTTAACCTCTCTGATTCGTCAGAAGAAAGGGGATTTTTCAATCTCAATATCATTACTTTAGTATCCCCGCTATTGACAGATAGTCTAAAATTTATAGGCGTTTTTATGGTACCCTTTTTAGAGCTGTCCCAATGGGCTTTTTTTAATGATTCATAGCTATATCCATCAACATAAACGCCCATATGCTCAAAGCTATAATCTTTACCATTAACTGTAATAGATTTTCTCCTGACAACTTGAATTAAGAACCTTATAGGAAATTTCCATATGTTCTCGCTTGTCAATTTGGTTTGATAATATAGCTGATCTCCGTTTTGTAGTTTCATTATTAGATTAATTTATTATATAATGTTTCTATATCTGCATCTGTTTGATCAGCAGTTGCACCTGTTTCTATGCCGTCTAGTTTAGTTTCGTCTGTAACTGTAAAATGCTTGTTGGTTGCTCCTGCTGTTATATCGTCTAAGGTGTTAGATGATTTTTGGAATGAATCAATAATTATTATTTTAATAGGTGAGTTAGGTGTTCCTGAAATTTCAAATTTTAATATTTCATTTCTAGGAGGTTGTAAGGAAATTTCTATATTTCCAGATGTATCATTAAAAATTTCTTTTGGTGTGTTGCTCATAAGTCAAAAGTTAATTGGTTGTCAAGTAAATATCCTTGAGTAAAATCGTAACTATTAATATCCTCAACACTAGACAAAGCTTCAATCGCTTTTATATGAGTTCTGTATTGCTTAAAATTAGTCTTGGTAATATTAAATACAGCGTACTTAAATTGCTTAAGCTGTGATAATTTAAGAGGCAACCATACACCAGTTGCTATTTCCCATTCAAAAGTAATCTCATTATGAGGTTTACCTGTTACATCAGATTCATTTTCTAAATCATCTATAATTTCATTAAACCATTTTCTAGTAGATTCAAAGTTAGTGCTAACTTGGAAAGTATTATTAATCGTTAATATTCTAGCGGAATCTGATTCATGGAATATTTCTAGTTCCTTTATTTTACCATCTTTAGCGTTTTGCAATATCTCCGCTTCTGTAAATTCAGGGTCTGGCGTGTTGCCTTCTGCTATCCATTCTAAAATTTCTTTATAATCTTTATTTGAATCGTCTTCTGGCACAAATATTCCATCGGCTAAATATCCTTTTCCTGATATTTTGACCTGACTAAAAGTTATTTTTTCTTTCATAAATTTTTCTTTTTAATTTAAAGTTCTGCATCTGCAACATAGTGACAAGCACGCCAAGATTGGGAAACGGAGCTGGTATTAGAAGTATATACTCTTCCTATTCCATGCGTTCCAACATCTGCAATACTACTAACTGTCAAATCACCAGAATGGCTTTGAACTCTATTAATTGTTCCTGTAGGAGAATAAATTGTGACAGATGGAACGATTCTTTTTTCAACTTTAAACTGCATAGATATCATTGCCAAATAAGGGTCGGCATAAGCTCCATTTAACCACATTGTTCCACCTGCTACCGATCCAGGTGGTGTATCGATATTATATGATTTTTCATAATATCTTTGGCATAACTCTATTTCCTGTTGAATATTCCTTTTTTCAAATTCAGTTGCTACACTTCCAGCTTCAACTTGAACGCCAGCTAAATAAAAATCATTAGAGGCAGAATCACAGGCATTAACTTGATTAGATGTTGAAAGAAAATCTCCTGTATTCCAAGCATTAGCTGTAGTATGTCTTGTCGAACCGCATGCTAGTGCAAATTCTACTCTTAAACCAGATCCATTAGAATAATTCCATGTTCCAGCACTTGGAGAAGCATCTACAGTTATAGTTTTAAATTCCCAAGTATTAGATGTATTTATTGTATATTCTGATGTATAACTTCTATCATAATTAGAATTTATAAAAGCAACACAATAAGTTCCTGTTTTAGTTGCTTTAACCCAAAAAGATAATATAAATTTCTTTTGAGCAATTTTTCTAAAATTATATCCTTCAATATATTGTCCTAAAAAACAATAATCTCCTGCCGCTATAGAAGCATCTGCTGTAGTGCAATCAACTTTAATTGAATTTCCTATATATCTACCTGATTCAGCTACGCTCGGAGTATCTGTTTCTTGAGTTATATCATGAACCATTGTTCCATTTTTTCCATAAGCCCATCTATCTAAAGTGTAATTAGGTGAAGCAGAAATAAAAGAAGTACCTCTTTGTGCAATTTCAAAGTCTCCGTTGATAATTAGGTTTTTATTAAAAACTGATGGAATACCTAAAGTTGTTCTTGCTTCTGTTGCATCAATATCATCTAAAAGAGTTTTAGCGTAATCTGTTACTGGTGCAGTTCCTATATCGGCTAGATTTTTAGCATCTAAATTATCACCAGCACTATTTACGACAATTGCTTTATCCGCATTTGCTACACTAACTGGGATATTTACCCCTATTAAATTAGAACTATCTGGTAATAAGATTGCTCTGTTTATAGCTTCATCTTGCTCTCTACTGACTAAAGTTAGTTTATCCACTGTTCCCTCGTGAGAATCGGCAGGGAATTTATCAGTTCCTATATTAATATAATCTGTTGATTGAGTTCTAGGAATTGAGCTTAAAAAGGTTATAGTTTGCGTTACTGTTGGTGCAATGGTAAATGTTACTGTTCCTAGTCCGTTTTCTCCTAATTGTACTGTGTAATTAGCACCTTCTTGTTGTACTGTGTCAATATTATTTTCAGAAAGAATTACTTCAATTGTGTAATCCCTGTTTAAAACTTGGTTCGACTCCTCTAATACAATGAAAGTAAAATTATAAACGGTTGCTATTCCGTTTCCTGTGTAGCTGTTTCTAGTTTGTGATGTTGTTTCTGCTATAGTCA